GCAAGTCCTTTGGCTTTATCTAGCTTCGTCTCGTCAGGACGGAAGATTGATCGAACATCACCACCAAGAATAGGTTCTTCAACCGGAGGGATGTCTGATAAGGGCTGGGTCATCGGCAGACCCCCGAGGATTCGTTCCATACTTCCTCCTATTTCCCCATTATCGTTCATACCTTCTTGTGGGTAAAGTTGTTGTTTATGTATTTATAAACCTCTACCTAAAGACCCCCCCTACCCCACAGCAGTGAGGAAGGAAGGAGTTAGGTCTCTACCCCCTTACGGGATCGTCTTTGCTATAGGATCGCTATAGCCCCCAGCTCGACGATTCGACCAGCCCACGGATTGTTCGGGAACTGCCCCCTAGACTTACGTCATACCGTGTCGCGGTTTTCTTCCACGCAGCCCCACTTGCGGCTCTTACTATCGTATGGAGTACGGGTGCGCGGAAAACAAAAAACCCTTAGGTGGGAAACGGGCTAAGGGCTTGGTTTGCCGCTATACAGTCGGGAAGGCACCCCATTCTGTACGCTTTGACTAAGCCCGCCCCCTACCTAAGGGTTCGGATTCACAGTGCCTTTGCTCTATCGGATTACCAGCCCGACAGTGATTAGAATTTTATCCACCTGATTATCTCTGTCAATACGCAACATTAAGTTAGATATTCAACCTGTAAGCAATCCTTACCAGTTCAGATTGCATACGGATTCTCTCTGGTTCTTCCAGAGTCAACATAATCCTCTTCATCCCAATCGTCTCGGGGGGGAGGGTCGACTTCTAACCAACCTGCGTCTCTCAACCACCTTAAGACCTGTGTGGTCATGTCCACAAAATCGTCGTGGGTACTCTCTGGGAAAGAACACAACTGGGAGATGCAAGGCTCCGCCCAGTCCTTTACATAACCTTTTCTCCGGTCTGATTCCGGAACCCAGACCCGTCCTCGGGCAATGATGTGGCTAACAATATTCAACCTCTGCATCTTGTCTGCTTTGCCGGGGTTGTAGGAAGCAACAGGCAGGTGTGCTCTTTTCAGGTCTTGAATCAATCCGATTCCCGCCGATTTGTCCTCGATGAGAATCGTATCGACCCTCTTCTTATCCCTTCCTTCCCCGAAGATGACCTCATATTCATCTTGCAGCTTCTCTCGTAGATCAGGGTACTGAAGCCTGTCCTGCCAGCAATCTATCAACATGACCGACATCGGGCCATCCAGAGGCTTGAAGACTCCCCACGTTCCAGCAGCCGTAGGATCGTTCTGGGTCTTTTCTGAAGTCGCGCAGTCATAACTCTGAACGATGTACTCAAACTTCGGGAATTCTTTCTTTGAGGGCCACAGCTTGAACCACTCCCTCTTTACGATTCCCCCATCCTCTGGATCGATGATCTCTGCGTGGATCTCTTGTCTACCTAACTTCGTACCTTCATACTGGAGAATCTGCCTCTGAAAGTTCTCAGACAGGTTCTTGATGTTGGCATAGGTACTAGCAGTCGTAACCCGAACATCATCCCGATTCAGCAGATCCAGAATCAGGTCTTTAGGTCTCGGGGTTGTAGTACAGATCAATCTGGTCGGCATATCAGGAAGTTTTAGCCGCAGACCAAACTGCATCTGATCCCACGCCTCTTGTATATAGTCCCAAGCCGCCAGCTCATCAGCCCATCCACCATTGAACTGTGGCCCCCTGAATCGCTCGGGTTCACTAGCAGGAATCCCTTTGATGAGGCTCCCGTTCGTCAGCTTCAGTTCGTGAAGAGCTTTGTTATAGTCGGCTACCAGTATCTGAGGAATAACAGACAGCAGCCCTGAATCGCCTTCAAAGCAGGTTGCACGCACATCAGAGGACGTAGGAGCCGCTACCAACCACCGAGTCTTGGGATATGTCCACGCCCACCATCCGATCTGTTCTGCGGCTGTTCTGGTCTTTCCAGCACCCCTTCCTGCTAGCATCAGCCAGATCGACCAATCTCCGGGAGGAAGAATCTGGTGTTTGTGAGCAGCAGATAACCAATTAGCCCTCCATGCGAAGGCCGCTTGATCCTCTGGAGACAGTAGTTCGAACTTTCTTCGTGTCTCCGGGTCCTTCAATAGATCAAGGATGTCGTTCACTCACACAACCCATAGATAGATGAGCAGGACGGGCCTTCTTCCATCCGCAGGAAGTCGTATTGGTGTCGCCCCTTGCTGGTCTTTGACCACTCCACCATTGCGCGGATGTTGCTTGCTTGCTCGGCTTCTTCGTTAGACAGACCTTTGATGCCAGCGTTCAACAAAGTTGCTGTTCCTGTTTTGCTTGCCGACTGAACCAGTTTTTCCCACCTTGCAACCCGTTCAACTTCCTCTGGAAATCGCTTGCTAATCTCCAGCAGTTCGTCTTTCCTAGCATGGATGCAAGGCATACAACCTACTCTGCCCATTCCCTGTTCATAGAGCGGGTTGTGCTTGATGCCGTGTTTCTTGTGCATGGCAAAGCAGTCATCTGCTGTCCACTTCAGGATCGGACGATAGTTCCACAGTCCACCACCAACCTCATCCAGTTCTGGGAGATCGCGTCTGGCAAGGCTTTCATCTGCTCTGACTCCTTGCCATGACCAGATTTCATTGCCAGCGTCCAAAAGTTCTATCTGGGCTTCAACAATAGGATTGCGCTTCAGTTCTTCTGAGCAGAATCGCGCTTTGGTAGACGGGAACCTTCCCTTCCATAAGCACAGGTCAAGGAACGGGTTGCCAGTCGGAACAAGCGTTTCCAGAGCCTTTAGAACGCGATCTTCTGGCACTCCTTGCTCGCGCCACTTTGTAGCCACGAACTCGCGCTTTCGTGCGATTTGTGCGGAGAAGTCCGCTCTGATTGTTTTGATTGGCCAGACTTTGTTCGATAAATAATCAATGTAATCGTATGTCTGTTGATGCTCGTGACCAGTATCTGCAAACCACGCTTGTAAGTTCTCTGTTTGGCGCTCGATAGCGAGCAGCAATAGAGCCGTGCTGTCCTTGCCACCAGACACGCTGACGATGTTATGCCGCATGAAACTTGCTCATCGGGATCAAGATACAAGGCTCAATGTCTTGAGGGTCGTTCCTGTCGGATCTGCCACCCAAAACTAGTTTCTTCGACCTTTCTTTGGTCCACCAGATCCCGTCAGTCAGTTTAACTATAAGAATCAGGGGAATGTTCATAGAGTCAGCAAAGGTAGCTCCCATGACCCACTTGGGAGCGGAGATCATGTATCCACCCATCTTATCTATTTGGGAGTAGCTGTAGTTCCGACACTTGACCTCTGCAAGAGCAACGATGTCTGCACCTTTGGTGACGGCGTAATCGACGTTGTACTTGATAGGGAGCTTGTCGAAGTGGCACTTCCACCTTTTGGACATCTCAAGAGCCACGGCAGATTCGTTCTGTAGATCTTGGGAGGACTCATACAGGGGCCTCATATCTTCTTACAAGGCCACAGTGTCCGTAGGAGGTTCGTAATCAAGCTATCAGCCGAGTAATGTCTATTGGCAGGGTTCCTAGTCAGGTGACCCTTAACAAGGTCTCTGACCTGTCCTGTAGTGATATTAGCGGGGGGACAGTGATTTACACCCTCTCCTGTGTCTGATACTCCCACTACATACCCCAAGGCCATAGATCGATCTACGATGCTGTCTGCATCCATCTTCGCCAAAAGATCATTGCCGGTGAAGAACTCAGCGTGAGCGGTAGAACATACTAACAACAACGCAATTGCCAGTCTCATGCCGCCACCTTGTAATCGTGGAACACAGTTCCTTTACTGGGGTCTCCTACCTTGCAAGGCTTTACCCAGACCTTGCCCTTCGGCAGCGACCTCCAGTGCCCTCTGCGGTCATGCGCCCTCGGAGAAGCGTGAGTACCGCTACCCTCTCCCTTCTGTCGGGGTTTGACCTCCACCGTCGTCCATGAATACTGAGGAGGCTTCCCCTGAGCGATCTTTCTGCGGGAGGTGAAGGAGTCCTTCGCTTGCATCCTGAAAGCCGTCTGTGGGGCTTCTAAACGGGTCAGAAGG